TGGCCAATTTACGTCTTCCTCGCGATCAACGGCACGCACCTGCTTTTGATTTTGACTGCGGTTTTAATTCTGAAATGGAGATCACGAAAATGAGCGTTTGGGAGTTGAGAGAGCACATCGAAAAAGCTATGCCCTGGTGGTCGCCTCTGGCGATCGTTGTCGTCAGCACGATATTTTTCAGCCTCTACATTTTGTGGAGCCGCCGGTGAGCCGATTCTATTACGTCGTCTGGCAAAGCAAAGCGATAGGAAATCGGTGGCATGAATTTTCGTCCATCCACCCCATATCTCAAGTTAATGACGCCCAGCGCGACTTCGGGAATGTTTTGAAGTTTCCGATTTTTTATTCTGAGATCAGTGAAGATCTCTACAACGAAGCCATGGAGGCACAAAGTGAGCGGAATCCACAGAGACGAGAAGAAGGTCATCGAAGCGATCGACCGGACGGTTCACCAGTCGAAGGAGTTGATGACGGAGCTGCAAGACTTCCTGGCCTACAAGGCGAAGGAGAAGGGCTACGGGAAGGTGGCGGTGATCATGACGATCCACTCGTTTAACAATTTCCACAAAGGCGTCTACCCCAGCCAATACGCAGCCGTCGAAAAAATATGGGCGCTGACCAAAACAAAAATGGCTGAGTCGGGTTCATTCAGCGACCAAGAAGCCGCAATTCTCGGCATCGAGAAACGACCCGAAGACCAGGTCGAAGCGCCGGCGGAAGGCAAAGCCCCGGTGCCGATCAAAAAAGGAAAAAAGAAAGATGTCCAAGTTCGCCGCTAACACTGAAGTCCCGGTCGACCGCTCTCGCGCTGAGCTCGAGAAGACCCTCGAGAAATACGGCGCGAGCCAATTCATCTATGGCACGGAGAAAAACCGTGTCGTCATTGGCTTCTCGATGCACGACCGAATGGTGCGGTTCAATATTCCGATGCCCGACAAGACGGACAAAGAAATCACGACCTACCGCTCGGGTGGTTGGGATCGCAAGCGCACCGCCGGCGCTATCGAAGAGAAATTCAACCAGGCCCTCCGGCAGCGTTGGCGCGCCCTGGTTCTCGTCATCAAGGCAAAGCTCGAAGCCTCCGAGAGCGGGATCACCGATTTTGAAACAGAGTTTCTTTCCCACATCATTTTGCCGGATGGCTCGACCGTGGGCCAATGGGCAAAGCCGCAAATCCACCAGGCTTATACTTCCGCGAAGATGCCACAGCTCCTCCCCGGTTCTTCGGGGTGAGGCTGCCCCTTCTGGCGCTCGCATTCGTGCTCATAATTTTCTGCACGGTCGCCTCGCGCTGGCTTGCAGAAACCAAGGAAGAATCCGACGCCTATAGGTAAAAAGGTCTAGACAAGTCGGCATTGTCCGACAAAGATCGGTCCCGTTCTAACCACTCATTGCAAGGAGAAAAACTCATGGCGAAGGCCAAAAAACCGACCCTGAAGAAGACCCTCAAAAACCCCGCCGGGATCAAGATGATGAAGCGCGTGCCGATTCGTCTCTCGGCCACCGAGCTCGCCGAGCGCGGGCAAGCGGCTGCGAATTTCGCCGCATCGTTTGACCAGGAGAGCGACCGCTTCAACCAGATCAAAAAAGACTGGAAGGCGAAGCTCGACGATCTCGAGAACAAACGCGACATCAACCTTCTCGCCATCCGTGAGGGCAAAGAAGAGCGCCAGGTCGAAGTGGTCATGGTGAAGAACTACGACCAACAGCGCGTCGAGTATTACTACGAGGGCAACCTCGTCGATCATCGCGAGATGAATGCCGACGACAATCAACAGGATCTCGAGGAGCAACAGGCCCGGGCTTCTGGCAAAAAAGTTAAGTCCGTGAAAGACACCCGCAAGCTCATCGAAGAGACCGCCGCAAAGAGAGACATGAACGGCGCTGCGATGATGATGCCGGGAGCGACTCCTGGCGCGAAGGTAATCGACACCACCGAGTCGAAGCTCGCCAGCGAGACCCCGGCCGAAGAGCGCGAGAATATCGCCAGCGTCCACAAAATGGAGTCGTCGCGCAAAACGAAGCGTTCCTCTGTTGACGCCATTGGTTCTAAACACTGACCATAGATAAATCCGCCGACGTTAGGTGCCCTGCAAACCGTTCGAGCCGGCATGGCAGAAAACGTCGGTCGGGTTTGCAAGCCGGGGGGAGGCAAATGGTGCTTCGCGGTGCTAGACTCTCCCCGGCCCATTTAATAAGATTCAAGCTTCAGTTCGGTCGGGAATGAGACGTTAATAAATCCTACGGCGCAAGTCTCTAGAGGCCGACGCCTGACCGATCTGATTTCTAAATAGAAACCCGCAACTCGAGGAGGACCCAATGTTGCCAAACTTATCCGCAGGTTTATCCCCAACTCCCCCGCTCCGCTCCGTGAAAGCCACCGACGAAATTGAGAACGCCAAAGAGCTTGCCGTCGAGCATGGTCTCTTCGACGACGATCTCGAGCTGATTTCAATCCCCGAGGCCGCGCCCATTATCGGCGTCTCTGAAGCCTTCGTCTGGAACATGATCAAGGACAATGAAATCCCGTCCGAAAAGCACGGCAAGCGCCGCTACATGCGCAAGTCGGTTTGCGAGATCATTGCCGAGCTTCGCGAGAAGCACGGACGCAATTGGAAGTGCGAATTTCAAAGAGCCATGCTCAACATTCGGATCACGGCTGACGCCGTTGGCGACGACGAGACTGTTCACAACGAAGAGTCCGAAGACACCGTGGACCCGACGTTGAAACGCCTCCGAGATCGTGCCGAGGAATGCCGGCAAGAAGGCCGCTTCGAAGCCAGCTCGGAGATGTTCGCTCTCCTCGTAGACATTTTAGAGGAGCCCTGAGCATGGCTGGCAAAGACCCGGAACTCAAAATCATCCTGCTCAATACTTGGGGTGCGACGGTTGCCGAGCAGCTGATTCCGCAGAAGCACCGCCTCGAGAGTATCCCCGTGAAATATTCCCTGGTTCCCGAGAGTCCAGCGCCCGAAGTGAAGGTTCGTCATTTTCACTTGCTCAAAGTCGAGAAGCTGAAGCAATTTTACATTGCAACCTATCAGGAGGTCTTTTGAACATTTTATTAGCTGCACTAATATTCGATTTCGCTTTGACGTTTCTCTTTTACCGACGAGCACGAGCGTGGAAGCGCCGGCACCGGGAGCTCGTGAAGCATTGCGCTTACCTGACGCTTTCGCATCGAACTACCGATCAGTATCTTATAGCGACGAACGATCGGCTGTTGAAGCTGAAAAAAGCTCACGACACGATTTCGGAACAAAGCGCTCGACTTAAGAGAGAGAACGACGATCTCGAGCTCCGCTTTCGACAGTCGAGAGATGATTTCCACCGCGTGAACTCGATCATGAAATCTCTGAACGATCAGCTGATCGATTCCAAGAAGCCTTTTAGTGTTGAATACCGGCCCGGATCGAAAAACCGAGTCACAGACGAAAGGATGATCCCCAGCGATGGCAAACTCTAAGACGTCCTTGGCTGAGACTGCGAAAATGTACGAAGAGAAGCGAGAATTACGAGAACGCAAAGAAGAGATGCTTTGGAAAATCCGCCGGATGTGGATTCTTCGTCGGAAGTTCGGCGCTGGACCCCCTGATGGATCAGAAGAGTCTATCGAATTGGAGCTCGAGCAATTGCACAACGATATGATGGGCTACGATATCATGGGAATGCTGATCGACGAGATTCCGCTGTTTAAAGGTGCCGTTGGATGACCCCTTTCCCGATGTCTGAAAACACTCATCAAATCAGTTTGAAAAAAGCGAAGGCCAAGAAGCCGAAGCCCCCAGACCCGTTGGCCGCTATCACGGCAGGCATCCGCCCGTTATTTCCACCGATGAGACCCACATCTATTCAGATCGTCCTCGACGACTTCCCATTCCCGCCTCAGAGCAACAATATGTTTTTTAACACTCGATGGGGTGGCCGGCGGAAGTCGGACGAATACAAGCAATTTGAATCCGACGTCTTTTGGTGGGCTAAGTCTAGAACACTTCTTCTGGCCAAGGCCAAGGCCATGAGCCAAACCGCCGTTCATGACCAGCACCATTCGATGCAGCTCGATATGCTCCTCTGCGTGCCGCCCACGGGGCCAGACAAAACGACAATTTGGACAAAGCCCGCAAAGAAAGGAGCTCGCGCTATGCTGAAGGTCTGGGATGGCTCCAACCGAATCAAGGCGGCCCATGACGCTCTCTCCCGAATTCTCCAAGTCCCTGATCATTATTTCACCACCGGCCCCACCGAGAAGGTCATCCTCACCGATGGCGGAGATCGCTGTGTCACGTTTCGTATCACTTTTAACAGAATCAGAACCAGAGACGAGGCGCTTGCGTCCTGGACCAAAAAGGCGGCAGAATGAACCAACCTGAGAAATCGACGAAGATGGTCCACCGAATGCTGGAAGGCGATGGCGTGCAATTCGATCACCCGCAAGGGGGCACCGTTGAGGTGTTCATCGAGAGCGTGAGAGGACAGCGGGTCAAGCTGAGCATCAAGGCTCCGCGAAGCGTAGCGCTGACGTGGGTGCACATGAACCCGAACCGCGGAGAAGAAGTGGACCCGAGTCCCTACTGCACTTGGTGCGGGGCTACGAAGAGCAAGTATTGCGAATGCGGCCCGCGAGCTGCGAACGATTGAAAATCTAAGGAAAGGAAATCAAATGACGCTTGATCTACTCGACATCCTTCTCGTTATTCACTTCTGTTTCGATATAGCAGTTCCGTGGCCCATGTGGGTTTTTGGCGTTATAGCTTCAGTCGGTGCAAACCTTCGCCTCAACGCCATAACAGAACTCAAAAAGAAGCTGATCGCATGAGCTTAGATCGCGGACATTTCGACGAGGTCTTTTACTCGGACAGCCACCTGATCAAGAAGAGCTGGATTTTTAACCGCTGGCCAGTTGAAAAATGGAACTTTGAATTCAGCTTGAGAATTATGGGTCATTCGAAGAACTGGTCGATGGGCTCTTTGAATATCGACGTTTTCTCGCTAGGCATTGAGCTCGGACCGCTGGACATTTTCTTTGCGTATCGCTTGGAAGTCTTTCCGCCTCCGACGAAACCTATTACAGACTGACCGCGTTAACTGAAACATATTACAGGTCCGCATGACGCAGGACCTAGGAGCGCATGGAATGAGCACCAAGAAGACTGCACCAAAAGTGCAGGAACCTAAGAATCGAAAATATTCGAAAGTAATCGAAAAAACCGCAAAGGACTTTGTCCGCTGCTCCTACGATAAGATGGTCAAGATCTCAGATCTGAAGCCTAACCCATCGAATCGGAACGTCCATCCCCAGGATCAAATCGAACGCCTGGCTGAACTCCTGCGCTTTCACGGCATAAGAAAACCTGTGATCGTTTCGACCAGATCATCATTCATGGCCACGGGCCACGGCAGCATTGAAGCGGCGAAGTTAAACGGCTGGACCGAATACCCTGTCTCGTTTCAAGAGTTCATTGACGATGATCACGAACTCTCTTTCGGTATCGCTGATAACGCCATAGCTCTTTGGGCGCATCTCGACCTCAAGGGAGTGAACGAGGACTTAGCGACCCTCGACCCGAGTTTCAAGCTCGACATGCTTGGCCTGAAAGATTTCGTCTTGGAGCCAGCCGATAAGGATTTAGGGGATCCAGACGCCATTCCTGAAGCCACGGCCATTGCAAAAACACGCCTGGGAGATGTTTACCAGATGGGCGCCCATCGTCTTCATTGCGGAGACGCCACGAAATTCGATTCGGTTCAAAAGCTTTTGCGCGGAGAAACCCCTGAGCTCGTGTTCACTGATCCACCGTATCGAATGCAGGTCGAGGGAGGCTCTAATCAGCCGATAGGCAAGGCGGCAAAGCGGCAAGGCGAGATGATCAACCACCTTTGCGACTTCGACCCCGTAGCCTTCCTTAAGAATCTATCCGCAGTTTTCCCAGCCGGTAAAATGAATGCCTATGTTTTCTGCAACAAGGATCTAGTCCCAGATTATCTCCAATGGGCGGTAGAGGCCGGTTACAGCTTCAATATCCTATTTTGGAAAAAACCCAACGCCATACCTCTGGGCGGGAGCCATCGTCCGGACGTCGAATACCTTCTGTTGTTTCGCAAGTCGGCAACTTGGAACAACGCTGTGCCAAACGTCAGCTATTCGAAATGCCTCGAGTTCGGTCGAGATCTCAGCAAAGACCACCCAACGGTAAAACCCGTGGATCTGATCACGAACGAGCTTCTGATCTCCTCAAGTCTTCAAGGCGTGGTCCTGGACCTATTCGGAGGCAGCGGGTCAACTCTCATCGCCTGCGAGAAGGAGAATCGCAAGGCCAGGCTCATGGAGCTCGAACCGCGCTACTGTGACGTCATCGTGAAGCGCTGGGAGAACTATACAGGGCTCAAGGCAACGCTGGTCCAGGCAGGTCAAGATGAGTGAAATCCCAGAAGCCAAAACCGGAAGCATCGAGCCCGTAAAGGTCGAGGACAACAAATTCACCGAGGCCCAGCTCAAACAAGTCGAAACCTTGTCGGGTCTAGGGCTTACGAGACTTCAGATCGGCGCCGTGCTCGGAGTTAGTGATCGATCGATCCGAAGCTGGGCTGCCGCCTCTCCAGCGTTTTCAGATGCACTCGACCGCGGGAAATCAATTGCTCTGTCCAATGTCGCCAAGAAAGCTTACGAGCTGGCGATCAAGGGCAACGTGAACATGATCAAGTATTGGCTTTCCACGCAGGCTAAGTGGAAAGAGACGACGGTTATCGAGCACACCGGCGAGGGCGGAGGTCCAGTCGAGGCGACATACGTTCCCCCGGAAGAGCGGCTCAAGCGCTTGGAGATCCTACGCGAGCAATGCAGTTACATCGAACCCGAACCACAGGAGTCAGAGAAATGAAGAAATCCCTCAAGCCCAGCCACATCAAAGTGTCGAAGAAGATGATCAAGTCAGCCCGCCGGATGCAGGGGTCTGAATACGGCCGAGCGCCTGTAAAGTCGTTTGATCCGATCAAGCTCTCGCGCGTTGCTCTTTACGTTAAGTCGCGTTTGATCCGATCGCGGGCTTGCGCGCGCGCATGAAGATTCGTCTCTCTCCGCAAAACAAAGCAGTCCTGGATCAGTTCATCAAGAAGCCGGAGCCTTACTTGCGCATGTCCCAACGCATGTGCATCAGCGAGACCGCTGTTCAGTTTCAGGTCTGCCAGATCTGCAAAGCTTTCGGCGTTAAGCGATTGACCGACGTGCTGTCGATGTTCAACGATCAGCCTATCGAGATAGAAATCTATGACGGTCGCAAGACCAAGCGAAAGGCGACGCCGTGAAGACCGACGCGTTCATTCATCGATTCCATTGGTTCATGACCCTTCTTCTGTTCGCGCCGGCCGCGATATTGATCTACATTCTGACGCTTTACATAGCTGGACTTCGGGCTGTTCGCGATTGGAATAGCCCGCACTTTGCGTGTTCCATGGCTGCCGCAAAGAAGTTTGTTTATTTCATCCAGACCCACGGCTCCGGAGCTCCGCGCACGCAAGGAGTCCGGGTGGTCGAGATCACCAAAGAGCAGCTCATGGAGATGCTGAAGGATCAACAACCATGATCGGTGGATTCGTCGTCGCCATAGTTCAAATCCGCAAGGATTACGTCTGGGTCAAGACTAAGGAGCGACCCGACGACAAGTTTGAGGCTGGCGTTTCGATTTGCGTTGATCCCTGCGGTCATCACATACTTAAAGGCCAAGTCATTGAGTGGGAGAACAAGCGCGTGATCTACTGCAAGTTCCCAGGCGATGAGATCCACGAACTCAAGAGGTACGGATGACCATTGATGAGCTGATCGCGAAGCTTCAGAATCTCAAGGAAGAGCACAACACCGGTTCGCTTGAAGTCGTTGTCGCAAACCCTGTAAACATGAGCTACCGAAAAATCGAGCAGCTTTCAGAGGATCGAGTCGGACGCTCACACTTGGTCATCTCAATCGTTTGTGAGCCAAGCGAATGAAGTTCACGCCCATCACGATCAACCAAGCGATCGCCCAGCTCCAGCACATCAAGCACTTGTTTGGTGACGGCACTCGCCCGCTCTATCTCGTGGGCAAGGAAGAAGAGTTTTGCTCATTTATGCCGATCTCACGGATTGAGCCAATCGGCATGCCGCTCGAGAATGACGAGACCAAGGACGAACCGGTTGCGGCTCTCTTTGGTTTCGACGATGAAGAAGCGTTTGATCTGCCGCCGAATCTTGAACCCCCTCCATCTCACCTTAAGGTTGTGAAAAAATGAAAACTCTGACACGGACGTCGAGCGTGACCCACCTGCACCTGAAACCTCAACACCTCTGCGCAAGCTGCGCGAAGCCGTTGAAGAAGGAATCGGCGAGCGTGACTCTCATGCTCTTAGGTCAGCGCAAAGAGTTTTGCATCCCCTGCGGCCGCGAGAAGATGGCCCTTAACGAAGCTTCGCAATCGCTCGGTGGATAATGAGCACCCCAAAACCTGCTCGCAAGATCGTGACGTGCATAGCGCCATTTGACCTGCCACTTGAGTCCATCGAGATCAAGAAGTTAACCGACCCCGAAGAGCGCCTTGAGATTTCTGTTATCATTGACGGAGTCCTTTACGAATTCGCAGTGCTGCGTGATGAGATCGGCGAGATGCTCCTCGATCGCGCCGCTGAACGCGCGGAGGCCCATTGATCAAGACACTCGACCAGCTCGCAGCCGAAGAGGAGTTGATCCGTCGTGAGATGCTGATCAACGCCGCAAGGCGTGGGCAAATGCTCCCGTTCACAACGCTGACCATGCCGAGCTACCAAGTCGGTTGGCACCACGAGCTGACGTGCAAGGTCCTAAACCTTTTCATCCGTAAGAAGATCCGCCGGCTGATCTTGGAAGAGCCTCCTCGTCACGGGAAGTCAGAGCTGACCTCGCGCCGCTTGCCGGCGTTGTGGCATGGTTTCTATCCAATGGAAGAGATCATGCTCGCGACTTACAACTCAGACCTCGCCGGCGACATGACGACCGACGTGCAGCGGATCATGGACACGCCGATTTACCATGAGATTTTTCCCTTATCGAAGATCACCCCGGAAGGGTCGGTCTCGAAATACTCGCGCAATAAACACGAGCACGAGCTGATGCCGCTCTACGATCCGAAGTCAGGGCTTGAGCTGATCAGGCCCACGGGCTCGATGCGTTCTGCCGGCGTCGGTGGATCGTTCACGGGTCGCGGAGCCGATCTGATTCTCATCGACGATCCGATCAAGAACCGTGAGGACGCTGACTCAACGACCATTCGCGAGAACGTGTGGAAGTTCTACACCTCAACCTTGCGCACCCGCCTTGAAGGCGTTGGCTCGGTGCTGATCACGATGACCCGTTGGCATTCGGACGATCTCGTTGGACGTTTGCTCGAGCAAGCGAAGTCAGATCCGACGGCCGATCAGTGGGTCGTGCTCCGTTTGCCAGCCATCAAGGAAGACGACGACGCTCCATACGACTCACGCCAAATCGGCGAAGCGCTGTGGCCCGATAAGTTCTCGGTGCAGTCACTCATGGCGCTCAAGGGATCGATCGGGGATCGCGACTGGGCTGCGCTCTACCAACAGCGTCCGAACATCGAGGGCGGTAACATCATCAAGGCTGACTGGATTCAGTATTATGACGTGCTCCCAGAACGCTTCGACGTGATCATCCAATCCTGGGACATGGCCACGAAGGATAAGCAGACGAGCGATTTCTACGTCGGCCAAGTCTGGGGTCGCAAGGGCGCCAACAAATATCTGCTCGATCAAGTTCGCGGCCGCTGGGACTTCCCCCGCGCGTGCGAGGAGCTGATCAAGCTCTCGATCAAGTGGCCACAGTCGTACATGAAGCTGATCGAAGCCAAGGCCAACGGTCCAGCCGTCGTGCAACAGCTCAAGAGCCAAGTCCCGGGGCTGGTCGAAGTCGAGCCTTACGGCGATAAGTCTGCGCGATTGAACTCAGTGGCGCCAGAGTACCAAGCCGGCAACGTCTGGTACCCGAGCCCTAAGATCGCGCCGTGGGTTCCACATCACGTTAACGAACTCTGCAGCTTCCCCCTCGTGAAAAACGACGACACCGTGGATGCGGCTTCGCAAGCGTTGGTCCAGTTCCGAACGGCCGGCGCGGTCTTCGCTCCAACGGCTGGCCACTCGGGCGCGACGAAAAAGTGATAGTGGAAACCTCTATCAACCGTGCGGGTTTATGCCTAAAATAGGCATAATTCGCATCTAAAAAGTGTAAGCCATCGAAATGGTTCAGCTTGATGCGTGCAGCCTTCGGCATATCTAGTGGGCTTTGCTTACACTGTAAGCGTCGAGGAGCCCGGGCTCGGTCCTGCTTACAATGTAACTTTCCTACCGAAAAACCCTACAAAAAGTAGGGAAAATCTGCCGAGCTGGACTACATCCATTCCGCTTGAAATATCTGAATCGGTGATTTCCAGCGCATTCGTTATACCTAAAATAGGTATTTCATCGATGGTGTTATCGAATGATAACACTGGACCTTTCTCAGCCCGGACTTGCGCGCGGCGTTTGGCCGCACCTAAGCTGAAAATATATCGATATAAAATATACTGTTTCGGAGGTCTCGATGTCCGATGGATTCGCTGGCGCTTGCACCAAGAAGATGGGTGGACTAGTTCACGAGGTCGAGAAGAAACTCTCGTCCGGTCAGGAGCTTCCCCCCGGCGCGACCTCCGCGAAAGACTCCAACCGCTACGGCAAAGAGCCCGTCCAGGCTGATAAGAAATTATCAGCGTCTTGCTCCGGCGAGGACTTCGAGAAGGCCGTGAGTAAAAAATTGAGTAAAAAAGCGAAATGAGAAAGCCGCCGAAAGACGGCGAGTGCGCCGCTGAGCTTCGGGAATGGCTGAGACTGCGGAACCGTGGTCGAGCTGCAATTGACAAAATTACCACCGACGTCTCAGACTTGAAGAGCTCAATGCCATCTGAAGAAGACAAGCCCGGGGAGTTCGACGATCACGAAGATCGCGACCGCCGGAAGCCGCATCGTTCAAACAAGCCACGGAGGCGCTAACAGTGATCAAGCCGAAGGTTTTATTTATCCTCAAGAAAAACGAAACCTACGGCTTTCAGACCTACACGCGCCGCTCATCTGGTTTGTGGAACTCAACTGAATTCATTGTCCGAGCTCTGCAGGCTCGGCACATTGACGCCCGCGTGTGCGAGGTGCTCGATAACGATTTCATCGATCGCCAGGTGACCGAGATGCGCCCTGACATCGTGGTGATCGAAGCCTTGTGGGTCGTGCCTGAGAAGTTCGACATCCTCAAGAAGCTCCACCCCCGGGTGAAGTGGTTTGTTCATCTCCACAGCCACATGCCATTCATTGCGACCGAGGGGATTGCGATGGGCTGGATCCATGGCTATCTGAAGCGCGGCGTCGATATGATCGCCAATTCCAGAGAATCTTACGAAGCCTTACAAGCCATTGTCCAACGAGAGCACCTTTCCTACTTACCGAACGTCTATATTCGCGAGCAGCACTCGGTGAAGCGCAACCTCGTGAAAGACGGGGAGATCAACGTCGCGTGCTTCGGAGCAGTCAGGCCGCTGAAAAACCAATTGCTTCAGGCGCTCGCCGCAATTCAGTTCGCCAAAGAGCGTGGGCTGTTCTTGCGTTTCCATATCAATGGCACGCGCACCGAGACCGGCGGAGAACCAGTCCTAAAATCGATTCGCCAGCTCTTTGAAGGCTTGGCGCCAGACGTTGGACTGCTCGAGGAGCACCATTGGATGGAGCCCGACCATTTCCTGCACGAGCTGAGAAAGAAGATCGACATCGGCCTTCAGGTTTCTCTGACGGAGACCTTCAATATTGTCGGCGCTGATTATGTGAGCGCTGGGCTTCCAACGGTCTTCTCTAAAGAAGTCGCCTGGGCTGGACGCTTCTCAAAGGCTATCGACAACTCAGTCCCGGATATCGTTTCCAAGATGCACCGAGCGATGTCAACCCGCTGCCTGGTCGGCTGGAATCAACGCTTCTTGCTCAATTTCTCGGCTCAAGCCCAGGATATGTGGTTCGAGTTCGTGCACAAAATAACCGATCCGAAGGTCTGACAGACGTCCTGTCTATTGATTCGGCTAGCAAATGGGACGTTTTTGCCGATACAATCGCCTAGAAACCACAATTGAGTCGCGACAACCCGTTTCATGGAGGAATGGATGTCACTAGAACGCCAGTCCGGCATCGTTCTGTACCAAGGCGAAGACGCCAATTTCAACGACTTCCTCAAGAATCCAGACGGCTCCCCCTTTGACCTCACCAGCGTCACCGAAATCTCCGCGCGCATTGCAAACACCGATGGCACCTACCTCGAACTTCTGAAGACGAGCGAAGGCGTCACAGTTGTCGGAGCTGCCGGAGGCGGTGAAGTGAACCTGGCTGTGACGAAGACTCAATCGGCTTTGCTCCTGGTTCAGAACCCGGCGCCGATCGAGTACCGAATCACCAAGGGCGGCCTGGTCACGATCATCCAGCGCAACTACTTGATCGCAGTCGCACCGGCTTTGTACCCGACCCCCGCATAATTTAGTCACCAAAAAAAGGAGTTCCCATGAAAATGTCCATGCTCATTCTGACCGCAACCATTCTGCTCTCGTCCACCAGTTTCGGATCTCTTGCCGTCACACAAAGCCCGCAGCTCAGCCCATCGCGTGGAGAATACGGGAACGCATTCGTCACCGACGAGAACGCGAGCAAAATTCCTGCGATAGCGATCACCATTCTGAACGCCTCGGGCGCTTCCGGCGTGCCAAGCGCTGCGCTTCAAGCTGTTCCCGCGAGTCAAGTGACTGGACTGGGACAGCCTCCCCAGGTGAAACTTGCCGATGGCACTAAAATTCCGCTGTTCGCTTTGACAGGAATCACCGCCGGATCAAACCCATCGATGACCACTCTCGTTCTTCCGGGCTCAGCGCTCGGAAAGATAGTCTCGATCGGTTGCTCGCCAACAGTTGCAAGCACTCCAGCGACCGCGGCTCTCGCGTGTGCGGGAGTTTTGTCCACAGATTCAATCTTGTCGCTGACGCAATCGCTGCCGGGCACCGCAAGCCTGCCGCCGATTGGCTACTCAGGCCCGAGCACAAACGCGGTTACTGTTCAGTGGGCTTCATCGCCAGGCGCCAACGCCGTGATCAAAGCCACCGTCTTACATCAGTAATCCACGTCTGAAGGAGCCGTTCGATGCCACAATCCATCGCGAAGTCTAATGCCTTGATCGATTTTGTGGACTCTGTACCGGGGTCCATCAAGTCCGAGCTCGAAGCACGCGCGGGGGAAGTCGAGCGACTCTCGAAAGAACAAGAACAATTCGGCACCTCGGTCCCGCAGCTCTACGGCTCGCTCGGCCGATTCGTGACCAACCCCTCAACAGTTTCAGTTGAGACCTACAAGCGAATGCTCGACACCGATGAGACCCTCGGGGCCGGCGTCGACTTCATGAACCTGGCGATGATCGCGCGCTGGGGTGAGTTTAAGTTTCCAGTTCCGGAGATCGAGAAATTTGTCCGACGTGCTCTCGCTCGTATGCCGAGATCGCAGCACGAGTACCTCGAAGAAATGTTCTCAGCGGAGTGGGCGGGCTTCAGCACCACCGAAATGATGTGGGAGTTCGTAAAAGACTTCGACGGAGCGCCGGCCTTCCTGCCGAAGGACTTGGTGACCTACGCGCCACTCACGATCGTTTTTGCGTGCGACCGAAACGGCAACGTCATGCGGGATGGTGTCTATCAATACCAGCGGTACTATAATGGATACATTAACGGTTACTACGGCTTTGGTGATTTTGATAATCTCAATGGGTTCCGACCCGATACTATGGCCGCCGCTGGTGACCTGCCTTATCCTATTCGCGTGGCAGCGGACCTTTCCTATCTGACGGTTCGCATCCCGCTCGACAAGATCATCCATTGCGTGAGCGCTTCGACAGGCAAGTTCCGCAACCCTTACGGCCGCTCAAAGTTCCGCCGCATCTACAAGAACTGGGTCTTGAAAGACGCCTTCCTGAAAATGTGGCTGATCGCGGCCGACCGCAAGGGCACGCCTCTCGTCGTTGGCTACGCGGCCGCAAACAATACGGTGCTCGAGCAAGGTGCGATTAATGGACAACCCCAGGCCGAGCGCGCCGACGTTGCCATGAAGCGCATCTTCGACACGATCCACAACTCGAGCTATATCGTTTTGCCTGGCAAGAAGGACGAGAATTATTCCATCGAAGCGGTCAGCATCCAGGGCGACCTCAACGTGTTCAAAGACGGCGTGGAATATTTCAACCGTGCGATCATGCGTGGGCTGATGATTCCCCCGTTGGTCATGTCCGCCGGCGACGGCGCTGGCTCTTTCTCTCTGGGCCAGGAGCACACGAAGATTTTCAACAAGACCGTCGATGGGACGATCAAGTCTTACAAACGCTCGTACCTCTCTCAATTCATCCAGAAGATCATCGCCTACAACTTCCCCCGCGCGATGTGGGAGAAGCATGGCTACGGAGATTTCGTCCTCGAGGAGTTCGATCCTGAGATCATGACCCAGCTCTCGACGGTTTTCTCAAACCTGACAGCCGATGGCTACATGAGCCCGAGCGACCAAGAAGACTTGGATCACGTTCGCGAGAAAATGGGCATGAAGAAGAAGAAAGCCATCCCAGCCGATGCCGGCATGGGTGAGGGCGGCGATCCAAACCTTGAGGAAGATTTCGAGGAAGGCTCTGACGTTGATTCCAACGAGCTCGGCGACGACGCGGATCCTTCGAAGCTCGAGGATCGCATCCAGGGCATGGAGAACAAAGCCGGCAAGGCGAAAGTGGCCGCGAAAAAGAACCTCCGGAAGCCAAAGGCGAAAATGCCAAAGCTGCCGAAAGAATATAATTTATAGTGATTCTGTCCGGGGCCTTCAGGGATGAAGGGCTCTTTCAAGCGAAGAGTGGTTCGTGCGAGAGAGTTGAGAGGGATCTTGTCCCGGGCACCTAACATTATGTTAGATTTTAACATAGAGGCCAATGGTCCCTTTCAAGATCACCCCAGCCCAACAGCGAATCTTAAACCAGAAATTCGCACGCCAGCACCGCATTGTCCGGAAATCGTCGAAGCGCATGGAGGAGCTGATGCTCTCTGCCGCGGAGGAAATTATATCGAATTGGGATGAGACCAAACGATATAAATCCCCCACCCTCGAAGGCATGGAGAAGGTGAGCGAAGCCTTCTATTACGACCTGATCACCGAGGCCGTGCGAACCTGCAAAGAAGAAGGCCGAAAGACCGACCCGCGCAAGCGCCTCGCGCAAGGCCCGACCGGTCTCCCGCGGAACCTTCGCTCGCTGGCCCAGATCTTCCGCAACAAGAAATACTGGCCTAAGATCATGAAGCGCTCAAAAATAATGACGGCCAAACTTCGCGAGTCGTATCTCAAGAAGCTCCAGGCCCACTTCGAAAAACTTGTGCCACAACTTCTATCCGGGGAGATGAGTCCAGCCGAGGCAAAACAGAAAATGGTGAAAGCTTGGCAGACTTCCCGCGCCCGCGTGGAGACGATCTTTCGAACTGAAACCACCACCTATTTCTCTAAGACGCAGGTGGCCTATTTCGAGAGTGATAACGACATCATCGGCTTCTTGTTTGATTCGGTTCGCGACGTCAGCCGAACGGATATTTGCCGGTCTAGACATGGATTGGTTTACCGTCCGGGGACGAAGCTCCTCGCGGAAAATACCCCGGCTTGCCATTACAAGTGCAGAAGCCATCTTTTGCCGTTAGCTGATACTCCAGAGAATCGGGCGATGCTCAAAGATCCAGCTCGCGACCCTTCGAAGGTGAAAGTCGTTCCTTTGATGAAGGGCTGGCAACCTGGCTAGACCACGATTGGGCTTGTTTTTCTCAAAAAGGTTCGTAGAATCGTGTTCAGACCCACAAAAGAACCTTCTGCTCAGGCGGCCCACTACCGACTGGCTGAAGTAGCCACTTAAAAACGTCATGGAGTGATGTTTGAAGCGACTACAACAACCATCCGGCGAGCTGGTGGCACCTGCCCAACCAACCGCTCCAATCTGCTTCGATAAGATCGTCCGAACGGCGAGGCTTATCCATTCCGGTCCGCATGGGTCAAATCTGACTCTCGAGTCAAGCGATGGTGAGCTCTCTTTTGATTCTGATCGAATTCGCGCCATAGTCGCGAAGCACAATGCGAAAATCCTGAAGCTCGCCGAAGATTACGGCGGCCTAGAGAACATGCCAATCGGAGCCTTCCCGGCAATCCTCGATTCTCACGAGGACGACTCAAACGATCGCCTAATCGGGCGCCTTAACTTCCTGTTACGTTTTGAGATCCAAGATGTTCCTGGCGTTGGCATCGGGTGCGCGTGCGTGCTGACAGAAATCACTTTCCTTGGCGAAGAGACCGTCAAGAGAGTTAACGACGGCCGAATATTCCACCTCTCGGTGGGCATTACAGACGAAGAAGAAAATCCAGAACACAACACCCTCGGCGAAGTCAGCTCGGTTATCGAACCGGCTGCACCTGGCGCGATGCTGTTGAAGAAGGGCCACACGGCCAAAGGAGCAAACGTGTCGAAGAAGAGACTTGCAGCCACTAAAAAGCGTCTCGCGGCCCTTAAGGAAATTCAAGGCACGCTGAAAACTCTCGGCGGTCAGGTGAAAGAGTCCGCGGACATCATGCGTCTCGCGAAGGCAAAGAGCTCGGTCACTCATCGTTTGTCGAAAGCGATGGAGACTCAGAAGCTCACGCCGGCGACTCTGAAAACTCTCGAGGGCAAGGGCATCGTTAAGCGCCTTGCGAAAATGGACAAAGCGACCGTCGATATCGTCATGGACGTCATCGAAAGTTATGAGCATGTGATTCCAGTCGGTCAACGTGGCACCTCATCAGGAGCCGTTGAATTCGGCGACCTTGCGAAAGGTCTTGAAGATAAGCAAATGAAACGCCTCAAGGCTGAGGCCAAAGGTGATCTGAAACGTCTCAGCGGCAAGATCAAATTCAAAGCCAAGGACGGCGATGAAGATGGCGGAGGCGATGACAAGAAACTCGCTGGCGACAAGGACGAGAAGGACAAAAAGGATCTCGGTTTTGGCGACAAGATCGATAAGAAAGAGCTTGGCGACAAAGGCGAGGACGACAAGAAGGGTCTCGCTGGGGAAGACAAAGACAAAAAAGATCTCGGCGGCAAAGAAGGCGGCGACCCTGAAGCCAAGCGCCTCGCTGAAGGCGGCGATGTTCCAGGTCCGCTTTCTGAGGACGAGATGACTGAGATCGAAAAACAGGGCACGCGCATTGATGAGCTCACAACTCAGATCGCGCGCATCGCTGGTCTCGTTCAGGAGCTCATGACTGCCGAGCAAGAAGAAGAGTCCGACCTCGAGGGCGCGGATCCAGCTGACAAGAAACTCGAAGGCGAAGGCGGCGACGAGTCTGAAATGTCGGCTCCTGGCGATAAGGGTGAAAAAGAGCTCGGTGCCGAACCCGGCAAAGAGAAAGAGCTATCTGGTAAAGAGGGCGGCGAAAAAGAACTCGGCGCTGATGCTGGCAAGGAAAAAGAACTTGCAGCCGGTGGCGAAGATGACAAGGGCAAGGAAAAAAAGGACGACGAGAAGGCATAAGCCGACTCCGGAACCTCAACAACTTTCAAAGGAGTGAAAGATGAGTCAAGGATTACGGGACGCCGGCTTCATCGCGTCCGACGCAAGAGCAAACTTCAAACAGATCATCGCGAAACGCCCTGACTTGGTGCGCTTCTTAGGTGGCCGTCTGAAGCCGAACGTGAGCTACAACGCTGGCCAAGTTCTCGGCCTCGCAGCCACGGGCGGCGATGCTGGATTCTACAAAGCGTATGCCTCGGGCAACACTGACGGCTCGCAAGTAGCTGTTGGAGTTCTCGGCGAAAACGCTGGCTCGGATTCCACTGGCTACGGCAGCGAAGCTCAAATCATCGTTGGCGGAACTCTGTTCAAAGACAAGTTGATCGGCCTGGACTCGGGCGCGATCACGAACATGAATGGCGCTTCCGGTGTTGAGCACGGAGTTAACCTTTTAACAATTAACGCTGCGGGCTGATCTAGCCAGCGCTGGCCAAGGAGGGCCCACATATGTCTAACGTTTTTGCAGCAGAACATACCCGCGCGATTCTCGAAGTCATCCGCGAGATCGAGACTGACCCGGCTGAATATCTTGGGGCTAAGTACATGCCCTCGATCGACATGCCGACGTCTGAGATCTTCGTGGACGTTTGGGAAGCTCGCGGCGGGTTGCTCAAAGAGCACACGCTCGGAACCGATCCCCAGGCCGATAGCCGTCGTCAGTTCAGAACTCAACAGTTCTCTCCTGGCTACTACAAGGAATTCATCCGATTCAACGAAGGCGATATCCTGAAGCTTCGTCAGCTCGGCTTGAACGACCAGTCGAAGCGCGGCATCCGTCAGCACTTGAACGAGAACGCTCTCGTTCTTAACAACAAAATGGAAGCTCGCATGGAGCTTTTGCGTTGGCAGGCGATCTTGAACGGCACTTACGTTTATGACGGCTTGACTGTTTCCTTCGGGAAACTCAGCGGTCATGACGTGGCTCCGGTTCAGCCCTGGGGCGAGAACGACGGTTCGGGCAACTTCACCACTGCGAACTCTTCGGCGACTCCTATCCAGGATCTTCGCTACTGGATCCTTGGTGGGTACGCTCCCTTCCGTAAGTACAAGATCACGAAGCTGGTCATGAACCCGAACACTGCACGAATGATTTTGGATAACCCGGCTGTTCAGTCGCTCATCCAGAATAAATTCGCGGCTGAGAACTACACTCAGCATAACGTGAACGCGGCGCTTCAGTTCTTGATTCCCGGAATGCCGGAAGTCGAGATCTACGGCGGCTGGTATCAGACTGAGTCGGAAGATGCGACGACTGGTCAGATCACGGTTTCGGACGCGGTCTTCTTCATCCCCGACGGCCGGATCTACTTCGAGACGAAGCTCCCGGGCGGCGACAAAATCGGCGACGTTGCGATGACGCTGAACTTGTCGAACGGCGATATCGATAACCCGACTCCTGGTAAGTTCATCCTCGTCGATGAACATATCAAAGATCGTCCGGGCAACCCGTATATCGACGTCCTCGGCGGATTCTACGGCGGCCCACGTTTGAAGCGTGGTCCCGATACTCTGACCGGCACGGTAATCTGATTCTTAGGTGGCCTCACTAATTTTGTGGGGCCACTTGTAGAGTCAACATTTCGTTGTGCAACCAACGCCGGCGGAAACCCACCACCGGCTTTTTACTTAGAGGAGATCCACTCATGTCCGAAAAAATGGTAAAAGTCCGCGTCCTCCAGAGCGTCGGCCGTCACATGGCGGGCACAAAGATCGAAGTTCCCGAGTCCGAAGCCGATATGATCTGTCGCGAGGTTTCCATCAACGATGGTCACGGCGTGAAGAAAGTTCGTCGCGCGATTCTCGAATCCGAAGCTCAGAAGCAAGACGAGCTTTCGACGACTGGCAAAAATATCGTTATCACTCCGGCAGATCCTCAGTACGAGGCTTTCCTCGCGATGCTGAAGAAGTCTCAAGCCGAAGCCGCGCCGGGTCCGGGCGTAGCTGGTGCCGCACCTGTGGCGCCGGTTGAAACCGCTCCCGCGGGCGCCGCTCCGGTCGAGCCGGTGAAAAAAGAGAAGCCCGTAAAGGTCGAAGCTCCCGCGGAAGTGAAAGCCGAAGCCGCTCCGGAAGTAAAACCCGCGAGCATTCATCCGGACGTCGAGCCGGTGAAAAAAGAGAAGCCCGTCAAAGCGAAGGAGTAAACGATGTCCGGACAGCCGAGCTTAGAGCCGATCTACACGACAGTGCAGAGCGTGAAAGTTCGGCTTCTGAACAAAGTCCAATTCCAACAGTCGCCGGAAGTTCTCCTTGACGGGGAACTCGCCGACGATCTCCTCCTGCAGCTCATTATCGATGCCGAGACGGACGTAGAGAAAGCCCTTCGCGGGCGCTACGCCGTCCCTTTCCGCTCGATCGCGCGCGGGACTTTCGCGAATCTCCCCAATCATACCCAGCGGGCCATCCGGCAAGCCGTCGATATGAAGGCCGTTATCAAAGTTCTCGGGACCGATTTCGGCTCGGGAACTGCCGTTAACGGCGATAATTACCGTAAAACCATGGTCGAAGACTACGAAGAGACGATCCGGGAGCTCCTTGGAATGCCGGCGAAGGACGCAAGCGACGCGCAAATCGCCGCAATGCGAACCTTCACACGCCCGCCTCTCGAGGACCTGATGCTCGCGGCGTCGAACTCGAAAGCCGACGATGGGTATAAAGG